GTTTTCGGCGTGATGCTTCCTAACTTAAATAAAGGATAACGATCCAAAACTCAGGCATCTCAGGATGAGGTACCTAGATCGTCTTCGACCGGGAAAAGAAAAACCGGCCGGCAAGAATACACGTCTCACAATAACAAGTATAAACTCCCCCGCAGCAACAAAGCCTGCCGAGGAGTGGGATTGACGTCGCCCTAGGATTGTCAAACCTACAGCGCGAGGGGGACCTCGGACCGACGAATAGTGAAGTACGTCTCCACGTTGCCGTAGTCCTTGGAAGAAACCACTTTTGCACCGTCGATGCGACGTACTTGAAACCTTGAGCAAAACCGCGGCGCACCCGAGTAAGCCACGGGGCTCTTGATACACTTTCCGACTCCGTACTCACCCATGGCGTGTTGCACCTTGAACAAGGGAGGCAACCCATTTGGATGTGCCGGCATACTCTCGGCTCTGCAGAAGGTCGGGTTGGCGGCCATGGCTTCGTAGTTCGGCATGGCGTCGAGAACTCCTTGAGTACAGAAGGTGGCGGAGACGGCGAGTCCCTCGCAATCGAGTCCGCTGTAGTACACGGTTTCTGCAGCGAGGCAATACGCGAAAGTGCTGCCCGCAAGCCACTGGGCAATGGGCGTGAACTCGAGGGGAGAACTGCCAAAAGTCCAAGGCCAAGAGGCACTCTCTCGCTCAGTCTTCTTCCCACCTTCGGCGACCGTAGGAGATGCGACCAATTGCCCGTCCATGACCCGGAAACGGCGCACATTGTTGTCCCAGGTAGGCACCGAAATTGGGACCAACTGATTGGGCACGACGACGGGGGCTCCTTGCACGAGTTCAGCGGGCAGGGTGGTGTTGACGTTGGACATGGCTCGACAATCACTTGATGAGGTGGCGACTCAGGAGGAGGAAGAATAAATCGAACTGTCTTCTTAACGTAAGATTCCTCCTGAGAATAACCCCTTTCAAGGCGATTCAGAGTGGCCTGCGCTTGACGGAGCAAAGTGGCCTTGCCGCGAAAGTTCTGCTCTTTCCAATAGGCGATCTTCGCTCGAACAAGCGTAATTGCGTCGCTTGATCGAGAGAATTTAAGAGCGGCCACCAGTGGCGTGTGACGATGAATGGCGGTGAGTACACTCATCAGGCAACCCTTTCCGACGTCGTCCAACAGTTCCAAAAGACGCGCATCTGCATCATAGGTGAACTTGAGCTCCAGAGCGTATGAACTCAAGAAGGTCGCTGGGGCCTGCCCGTAAGCAAGCTTAGCTTTGTACTTGAGCCAGAGGAGCACAGGATCACGAACAATCCCGCGACTAGTGAGAACCCAACCACAGAAGTCAGCCACGATCGGATGGTGGGTTTTGCTGACCGTCTTGATGTGCTTTGTGTAAAGCGTGAGGCCAGCGGAACTTGGCAAGACGTGTTGATCAGTCGCCATGTCATCGCCTCCAAACAACCAAGCTCCATGGTGCAGAGCCTTGGGGCCATAAAGCAGGGCGACACATGCGATGTTGTACAACGTGTTGCCCAACCAGGTCCCACTCTCTCCGGTGGCCCTATGGGTTTGCACGGGGGTCCCGCCCAGCTGGTCACTCACTATATGAGTTTTCCAGTAAGCGTAAGCCTCCCGAACATCCAAAGGACACCCGACCCAAGCGAGCAGGCAATTGTCCAACACGACACTTTCTCCTTGCTGAGTGGAGTCGAATGCCGTGTAGTCGTTGACGGTGCAGAGATCCCCGGGGCGCCAGTGGTCACGCACCCACTCGTCGAATTGACTCAGAGTCTTTCCTATGTGCATGTACACATTGTCCGGCAAGTGTTCGCGGACACGGCGAGCGGCAAGACGCCACCAAGCTCCGAACTTCGCGACGATGCGCTCATTGCCCTGCATCAAGGACTGACCGGCTTTGGGCTCCTCGAGGTCCTTGCACTCCATCTTCCCTTTGATTTGGGCCTTGACGAAGTGATGGACAAGGTTGTCCGAAAAATCCGGATCAGCTCTCTCCTCAAGCACCAACATCCGAGCGGCAGTGTTGCCATCCGATCGAGCTAAGGCCTGCTCATACAAGCAGTCCAAGTACTCAGAAGTCTCTGGAGCGGGAAGGCTTTCAGGCAAACGCAATGCGTCCTTGAACGCAGTCCAGAGCAGGAAGCCCACATGCTCACGAGCTACAAAGTCAGCCTCGGTACGGTCGAAAGTGCTCGGAACCAGCCGTTTTCGCCAAGTGGCCGCCTTAAGAACAGGATCATTGGCGCGATGCCGTGGGAAAATAAAGGCCGCGGGATCCGTGTAACGAGTGTCATCGTACAACTTGCTGATGCCAGCTATGGAGTGAAACTCGCGACTGACGCGCTCAATGTGTGTGCTGATCAGAGTGACCTCCAAGGCGTCTTCATGCCACAGGGGCAGCTGCACCCGATCAGGCGCTAACGCGCAAGTGGCTAGGTCAACCTTCTCAGGCTCCACCATGTTCAACGGAAGTGCGTCGACATAAAGGCTCGCCATCCATGGGCCCATGCGAGATTGCGGGGAGTGCTCGACGTAAGGCTCTTCCGCATGACCCGACTCCAACGTTGGTAAGGTGGTGGGCGCTGGTGCCAGGGCGTCGGCTCGAGCCTGCCGGATCTCATGAATATTCGGCAAGTGCTCAATTGTCACCTTGAACTTGCGCATCACATTCTCGAAGAAGGACCAATTACCTTTCTTCAAGAGAGCACCCAACAAGGGATGAGTCCGCATGGCTCGCTCCACTCCAGGCATTCCGCTGATGCAGAACAGCAAGTCACCGGAAGTTCGGCAAATAGCCGACACTAGGTGTTCTGCCGCCATGTAGTCCACCAACGACGCATCGATCAGCAACTGCACACGTGGCCAACGACGCCCTTGAGCGGTCCCAGGAGTGTAGGCCTGATAACCCAAGGAACGCAAAGCTTTGACAGTGTCGTCCTTGGCGCAAATCACTGGCAACGAAGGCTTGAGACCTCTCATAACCAGCAAACGACCTTCCACGGGATTGGAACTTGGAACACCCAGGACGCGAGCAATGCTCTGAGGCAAGGTATGTGAGTAACCCTTCCAATTGCTACTCACCAACGTGGCCAACCGCATAAGCTCTGGCTGGAAGTTGTTCAGCAAGGAGTCAGCCTTTGGGTCATGATGAGGGGCTTGACCGGGGCAACCCAACCACAAGAAGTGCGTGGTGCAAGAACTGAGAGCGGCCAAGGCCGTGGAACCGGGAGCCCACAAGGAACCTTCGTCCATAACTGCCATTCGACCCATCCGAAGCAGACTCATTTCGAATGTGTTGAACAAGTAGCTCGGGATGTCTGCACTGCGCATGGTTTCCTTCCACTCCTGGCGCAGGAACGCGCGGGGGAAGCCCATTTTGAACATCCCTTTACGAGCGCAGTTGGCTTCCTGCATTAGGAACTCCTGAACTGGCCGAGACTTGGAGCAACCAGCGAAACCCATAACCAGTCGCACGTAGATGCGCTTGGTGTACTGCTTCTCAGTAGCGGCCCTAAGACGACGAGCGGTGCCTTTGGCTATGGTAACCCCTTCCATACGCCGCATCAAGCCGTACTCACCTGATTCGAACGCTTTGGCCAATTCGTCCGCACCAGATCCGTTCCCGCAAACATCAAGAGGGGCCCAGGTGCCAGCAATGGAGTCGCCATGGGAGTCGCGGAAACGGTCCATGCGCCGCAGGAAGTCCCCATACTCTCCAACGGGGTAGCACTCTTCCTCAGAGTACGCCATGACTTTCAAGTCCTTAGGCAAGCACCCCAAGCGTCGAGGCGGAACGTCGAGTGACGCGGTCATGTAGGACCAATGCTTCTTGACGGGGTCGTAACGCACGTTAACAAGGGTACTTCCGCGCCGCGCACAGCCGAATTCCGTGGTCTTCATCGACGTCAACCCTTTAATGTTGAACTTGAGGTTCAGAGTGACGCCAACTGTCTCAAACCAGACCACGGTCGTGCCATCCCGCAACCACTCCAACAGTTGCTTCGCGGGGTACATGTCGACCACGTGAGCCCAAAGTTCACCAATTGGCAGGCGCGTCGCCAAACTCACGACTTCAAAACCGCAACTCTCGCGGTATTCAAGCGAGGGGTCTGTAGGGCCTATTGTCAACTCATTCCACGCCGCGACCGAATTGATCCCGGCGGCTGGGTCATACCCAAGGGCCACCGGACTTTGCACCTTTGTACGAAGGAGAACAGGCCCGGCGAGCAAGCCAGTCTCAAGAGCGTCGGACAAATTTGCGAAGCGTTCGTGACCCTGTGACCCGGGATGATCGACTATGAACTCATTTTCCTCCACTTGCAGCCCTGAGTCAAGACCGAGCTGAATGTCGTCGGGGATCGGTTCGAAACGCTCATCGTCCGGACCCTCCCCAATGCTCGGGAACAGACCGCGAAGAGGGATGGCTTGACCCTTCAGTTCCGGCTGGTAAAACCCGAGACCGATCGCGTCAACCCCAAAAGACTTGCGAGGCCCCTCGTCGTGCTCCTCGACGACCTCATGCCGAACTCCTTCGTCCAGAGCTGCAGCCCGAGTCAAAGCCACTGGCTTCCGCAAGGATCTGAAGGCGGATTGTTCGGACTCAGCCGCGTCTAAGGTCGTATGGGGCGGCGGTGCCATCACCTCAATCTCACCCTCCTCCGTCACTGCAGCCACCAACAACTTGGGCGAATCTGGCGGCGGACCGTCCTCCAGACCCTCATGACAAACAGCGTAAGGGAACGGGTCGGAGCACACGTGGCCGACTGGGGTACCAGCTTCCCAATGGTTCGGACTGTGGGTGAAGTTGAAGACGAAACGCAAAGGACGTCCGGTGTGAACGGACGGAGCGTTGATCCACACACAACCTCCAGAGTCGTGCACTCGCATGGAAGCTGAATACCAGCAACAGAGTTTGGCCAACTCATCATCGGTCCATTCATGCCCGTTCTCAAGGCACCAGTCCACGCGAGCTTGGCCAAACGCGTGAACAGCATCAGCCACGATAACTGCATGTGGTTGTCGAGCTTCTTTGGCGAGAGCGACTAGCCCACAAGTGTTGATCTTGCCCTTGAGCGGGTCAATGGTGATGGGAGGCAACTGCAGCAAGGCAGACTTCAGAGCGGGTCCCAACTTGACCTTGGGCGCAGGTTGTTCGGAGGACTCGAACGTTGGCTCGACTTTGGTCGCGGCCACAGGCGGGGCCGGAGGAACGACCACCTTCTTGACCTCATCCGTCAACTTGGGTTGCTCAACTGGAGGCTCCGGCTCGACAATGAGTGGCTTCAGGTCGCGACTCTGAGCGCTCAAGCTGAACAATTCTCGAGCCCTTTCAGCTGAAGCTCCAGCTGCGCGCAAACGCGGGAAGCTCCCGTTTTCACGGAGTTCAGCATCCCAGATGCGAGCCCGTTGATCCTTGCCAGGGCAAGTGCAAATCAACTCTCCGCAGCGGTAGCAGAACTCTCCGATGAGACAACGGGACGACTCGTACAAGTAAGCCTGATCCCAAGTGCCCTCGCAACCCACGTGCACGGCCTCTTGTCGTTGTGGGATTGGTAAGCGCAACTCGGAATTGATCAACTCCTCGAACAAGTTGAACTTCCAATGCTTGTTGCGTTGCCATTGACCGAGGCCAGCGAGCGTCAACTTGCCCAGGAGGAAAGCCAGGTGGGCCGCTCGAACGAAGGGACTCAGAGCTGTGATGGCGTCCTTGACCAAGGCCATATACTCCAATGGGACCACCTTCCCGTCTTGCTGCTTCAACCACAGCATCGCCACTCGAACAACGAATGGAATGAATGGGTTGAGGAAGCCCAAGGCTTCAGCCACGATTTCCACTGCAGTGGTCACAGCCTGAAGTCGCTCGTGCTCAGCAGCTTTGCGATACACCGGCAAAAGCACCCGCGCCCACCAAGAGGATCGGAAAGGCGACGCATTCGCTCCTTGATGACTGTATCCGGCCAGGGCGCGCGCAAACGCCTCCAAGTCGGTCCAAGTCTGAGGCAACACATGCGCCCACTCTTTCGAATTCTTGAGGCCATTGATCTTGGCGGCCACAGAGGAGGGCTTTGACGGGTCCACAAGGCACTCCAGGTGCAAAGGCAAAGC